TCTTATTTCCATGACTTTGAGGAGCGCTTTGGTGTGTGGGCCGTGCAAGGTATCAAGAATCTGTTGAACTTCGGGTTTTGAAATGTCTACAATGTACCTAGCATCGTCATGACGAAAAGGATGGCCAATAAATTTGGCAAATTTGATGTAGCGTTCCGAATCTAGATTTTCAAATGACTCCCCAGTCCATATTTCAATTATGGCGTCCAATTTGTTTCGATAAACCAATAAATCAGTAGGCATTTGACCGCGCCTTTAAGCTTGCTGATTGCAACATTGCTGATTAACATACGGCCACCTGTTTTTACAGGAAGTACTAACGCATCTTTCTTTTGAAAGGCAACTGATATGGCTAAAGCTGCAAGCAAGCACTCCAAAGCTCACCCCGGTTTTAAGGCTGTTGCAAAGTCCATTGCGAAAAAAGAAGGTGTTTCTTCAAATGCCGCAGGCGCTATCCTAGCAAGCGCCGGGCGCAATGCTTCAAAGGCGGCCCATAAATCAAATCCAAAGCTAAACAAAATCAAAGGGAAGTAGCGCTGCCGGTTTATCCTTAGTGGTAGAGGACCTACTTTGTAGGTAGGGTGCGGGGGTTCGATTCCGCCCAACCGGCTCCAGAACTAGCGTAGGCGGTCTAGCCTATAATGGCTTGGCCGCCTTTTAGTCGTCTCATCTTGACTTTTACCAAGAGAAACAACTATCTATCCTTGTGTTCAAGCTTCAGCCGAGGATGGAAATGTCAAGTGTAGATTTAGTGGTGGGCATTGTTAAATGGTTTAATCCTACCAAAGGGTATGGTTTTGTAGTCCATGACGGCAAAGATATTTTTATTCATAGCAAACGATTACGGGAATCAGGCATAGGCCTCGTTCAAGAACCAAATACTTCAGTTATAGAAACTGGCGACAAACTAAAATTCAGAATTGAACAAGGCCCCAAGGGGGCCTTTGCCACAGAAATTTCAAAGGCTTAATTATATGGCTGATTGGAATTCAATATTAGGTAATTACTCGCTGGGCACGCAAGGCCCCGGCAATTATTCAAACTTTGCTGATCAATCGATGGTTTTCAACCCCAATGATCCCACAGTGTCAGATGCTAATACGGTTGACCCTGTAACTAAAACACCGGATTTTATCACGCAAGTAGCAAATCATCCAAATGTGACCGCCATGGTCAAAGCTTTGATGTCCCCACAAGGAAATATTTAATGGCATCTCCCGGCCTCAATGAAATTACCACAACTACATTAAGGAGCAGAAAGATGGACAAGAAAGCTTCCCCCAATGCCAAAGCTGGCTTGAAAGTAGCGCAAACTGGCACACCTGTTCCTGCCAAGGATTTCAGTTCCAAGAAAAAGGAAGCCAAGGCTGCTGGCCCCTCTGGTAAGGGTAGCATGACTAAAGTCGCTTCCTTGCCTACGGAGTCCGCCACTAGCACCCCGGTTCCTGATGGCAAGAAGTGGGAAGGCTCTTCTGATGACATGATGAAGGACTACCGTGAAGCCAAGCGCAAGGGCATCACAACGGACCAATGGGAAGGCTCAGCCAGTGACCGCCTTTCAGACAATGCCGGTGAACGCCGCATGAAGGCTGAGGATGGCAAAGATGGCAACAAAGAGATTGATCACCCCACGGGTTATAAGGCTGGCGTATCAGCATTCTCGAATGCCCCGAAGCAGAGCCATGGTTTTGGCCACCCAACTTCCGCACGCGATGGTCACCTCCGCAATAGTGGGCACAGTGGCGCGCACAGAATCGGAAAGAAAAAGTGAAAAAGAAAGTACGCGCACAGCCCCAGAGCTTTTACAGCAATGAACCGGCAGTTGCCCGGAACAAGATGGCTGATGCTGGCCTGACCCCAAATGCTAATTTGGCCAATTCAGCACCCAAGACAATAGACAAGAAGCCGGGCAGGTTGTCGGGGCTTGCTGGCTTTTCAGATAAGCACCGCCCTAAAGCCGGTATCAGCACCCCAACCCCCAAGCTTGGCTCATCCGCCAAGGGTGTTTCACAGCAAGGCGGCAGCCTGCGTGCTTCTGGTCACCCACAGGCTCACAGGATCGGGGCCATCAAGCCTTTGAAGAAAATCTGAGTGGAGTAGCCGCATGTCGTACGAAATCAAAGCATCACAGATTAATAACCGAGCAGAATTTGAAGTTGCCGTGGCAACTCACATTACGAGAATGATTGCCTTCAATAAGGAAGTTGGTCAGCCGCGCCCGGTAGCGCATCCATTGGTGGAAGCCAGTATCAAGCGGGTGCAGGCAAGGGGCAGGCCAGATGCCTATGTTCCTGATTATGTGATTGTGGACGATGCCCCGGCCATTATATCTGCCATTTCCCTTGAGGACAAGAAGCGGATGCATCAAGCGGCACTTACTGCCGCTGAGAACGACGCTAGGTTCAAATTGCTTCCACAACGTAAATTGCGTCTGGCACAATTGAAATATCAATTGGCCATGAGTAAGCCTGAGGACGAGCGCACCTCTGAAGAAAATGAGGATATTGCCTCCATCAACCTTCTGAACAAGGCTTGGGAAGCGATTGCTCGTAAGGGTGCACAGGCTGAGTCTGATATTGATGACTTGACTGAAGATACTATAGACAGTTGGCAACTCCCTAAATTGGATTGAGACAAATGGAAGGCGCTTTCAGGAAAGCTTTTACAGGCATTAGGTTAGTTGTGCCCAAAAAGTTTAAGCCGCGTAAACGTGTTTTCATGCGCAGAGTTATGTCTCAGAAATTGTTAAATGCTTTGCGTGACAATGCTGTGCCGCCCGGTGGTGTACTTAATCCCTATGGCACACATGGCAATACGAGGCGTGCACGTTACCGAGCTACTTATTTTGGCTACACACACAAACCCGCACTCAGGGAGTTTGCATTGAAACGTACACGAATTATGATGAAGGAGAAAGTCGCCCTCGCGCTTGAAGCACACGAACTTCAATCGCTGGCGCGCAAGAACGCCACACTGGCAATGAATACCCTGATTGAGATTTCACAGAACAAGCGTGCCCCTGAGGCAACCCGTATTGCAGCCTCAGCCGTCATCCTTGACCGTGGTTATGGCAAGGCTTCTCAAACCAGCATCACGGCGAACGTATCCGATGGCAAAGCCAAAGACATTAATAGTGCCGAGCTCGACACACGAATTAGCCGTGCTCTCAAGCGAGTTGAAGACCTTACAAAACGAACGCCAGAAGAGGGAACGGGCAAAAAACGACCTGTTGACATACGCCTCGCTGATCTCGATACCAAGCGGCCCAATTAGGGAAGAGGATCCTGATGCCGTCGAGGAATTCAGACCTCGACGGCAATTGTTTGGTGCCCATCATTTGCTCTGGCTGGATTGCCTTCAGCAAGTTGAAGATGGAAAGATCAAACGCCTAATGGGCTTGATGCCCCCCGGCTCGGCCAAATCGGTCTATACTTCAGTTGTTTTCCCAACCCATTTCATGGGGCGCTTCAGAAGCTCTTCTATCATCGTGGCCAGCTACGGCAGTGAATTGCCGCGCAAATTCGGCCGCCGTGCCCGTTCAATTGTTCAACAGCCAATTTATAACCGCATCTTTGGCACACACCTTTCTGAGGAAAGTAAAGCGGCTGACGAGTGGGCACTTGCCAACGGCAGTGAGTGGATGGCTGCTGGTATCCTAACAGGCATCACGGGTAACCGCGCTGATGGCGTGATTTGGGACGATCTAATCAAGGGCCGTGAACAGGCTGACTCTGACGTTGTTAGAAACAAAACATGGGATGCATATGTTGATGACCTACTCACCCGTAAGAAACCGAGGGCATTTGAGATTGGTATCACCACCCGTTGGCATGAAGACGATGTCGCTGGAAGAATCCTACCTGAAACTTATAGCGGCGAATCAGGCCTCATTCAGTGCCGCGATGGCAATGAGTGGTACGTGGTTTGTCTACCTGCTGAATGTGAACGCGCTGATGATATCCTTGGCCGTGAAATAGGTGAGATCCTTTGGCCTGAGTGGTTCAACAAGGAAATGTTTGCGCCGTTCAAGCGCAACCCCCGCACATGGTCCTCATTGTATCAACAACGCCCTGCCCCGGATACAGGTGTTCTATTCAAAGGTGAGTGGCTGAAGACCTATGAGCAGGATGGTCAAACTGGCTACCCACGGGGTTTTGAGTTTGGCGATCTGAATATTTACGGGGCCAGTGACTACGCCGTCACTGAGGGCCGTGAGAACTACACCGTTCATATGATAGTTGGCGTTGACTCCAAGAATAACCTCTATCTATTGGATGTTTGGCGGAAGCAGGAAACTTCTGACAAATGGGTAGAGGCTTTTTGTGATCTGGTTAAAAAGTGGAAGCCCTTAGGCTGGGCTGAGGAAACAGGACAAATCAATTCAGCCATTGGCCCCTTCTTGGTCAAGCGCATCCGTGAACGTGGTGCTTATGTTTCCAGAGCACAATTCCCTTCCACCAAGAAGAAATCAATGCGGGCGCAGAGCATTATTGGACGCATGGCGCAGAACGGTCTATATTGTCCTTTTGGCGCGCATTGGTTTGCTGAATTCCGCAAGGAACTGCTGTTGTTTGATGCTGGTAAAAATGATGACCAAGTCGACGCACTTTCATTGATTGGTCAGGTTTTGGATAAAATGATTCCGGCTGATAACGCTTCTACTGAGAAAAAAGAAAGTAAGGTGTTCTCAACTAACCCGGCACTTTGTACCGTCACTTTGGAAGACATGTTTGAAGCCAATGAACAGCGTTATGTCAAAAGTGGCAATCTAAGGATAAATTGATGCAGTTTGCCATTTTACTTATCCTACCTTTGTTTTTATTCGTGTGGCTGATGGGGCGTACTTATTTTTGGCCCGATAACTTATAGAAATCAAAATGGACATTGAACTCGATCCATTAGCCGGGCCTGAAGGTGGCAAAGAGTCATACAGGCTTGCCACGTTCTGGAATGATCAAATTGAAAAGATGGGAAAGGACAAAGGTTTTGTCCAATTCATCAAGCGCGGGCATACCATTGAAGCCCGTTACAGGGACGAGCGAAATAAGTCAGACCAAGAAAGCCGTCGCCGTTACAATTCATTGTGGTCTAACGTCGAAGTGTTGCGCCCTGCCATTTATGGCAAGACGCCGCTTCCCCTAGCTGAACGTAAATTTGGTGACAAAGATCCAATTGCCCGTGGTGCCGCTCAGATCCTTGAACGCGCTTTGCGCAATGAAGTTGAGATCTGTGGCTTCAATGATGCCATGTCGCAGGCAGTGCAGGATTACCTATTGCCGGGCCGTGGCACGGTCTGGGTTCGTTATGAACCTCAGATAAGCGCAAGTGTTTCATTGGGGGCTGAAGACAGCCTTGATATGAAGGACAGCGAAGGGGAGCTGGAACCAGAGCTTGATGATGAAATTGCTGAGGGTGGTGACCCGGTAGAAACCAAGCTTGAAGAAACAGGTGATCAGGTTGTCCGTGAATCTACCCCTGTTGATTACTTGCATTGGGAAGACTTCCTGACATTTCCTGAGAACGCCCGCACATGGGCGGAAGTGGTTGCCGTAGGCAAGCGCGTCTATATGACTTATGAGCAAATGAAGGATAGGTTTGGTAAGGAAATTGCCAAAGCCATACCGCTTCAGAAGGACGAGCGCAAAAAGGACCGTTACGAGAACGACAACAATCAGCATGAAGTGAAGGGCGAAGTATTTGAGATTTGGAATAAACAGGACCGTACTGTTTATTGGGTGGCTGAAGGCTATGACTTCTTGCTGGACCGCAAGGACGATCCTCTGAACCTTGAGAACTTTTTCCCCACACCCCGCCCCATTATTGCAAACCAGACAAACGGCACACTGCTTCCGGTAGCTGATTATATTGAGTATCAGGATCAGGCTACTCAGATTGACGAGCTGAGCCAACGCATCGCCATGTTGACCCGCGCTTGCAAGGTTGCCGGTGTCTACAATGCCGCTGCCAAAGGCGTGCAACGGCTTTTGAATGAGTCGGTTGAGAACGAGCTGATCCCGGTTGATGATTGGGCTGCCTTTTCTGACAAAGGCGGCGTAGCCGGTGCCATTTCCTTTATGCCATTGAAAGAAATCATTGGCGTCATCAACGAGCTCATGTCGTTGAAGGAAAAGCAAATTGAGGAAATGGATCGCTTGACTGGCATCAACGATCTAATGCGTGGCACCACGGATGCCCGTGAAACTCTTGGCGGCCAGCGCCTCAAATCCAATTATACCGGCACCCGGCTTACGGCCCGTCAGAACGAGGTGGCGCGGTTCGCACGTGACACCGTTCGAATCATGGCTGATATTATGGCTCAGCACTTTTCGCCTCAGTCTCTTGTTGAGGTTTCTGGTGCCATGTTTGAGGAGGGGCTTGGGGTAAGCCAAGACGACGTTCAGCAGCTTCAGGCCCAACAGGCCCCACCGCCTGTTCCCGCCCCTCAGATGGGGCCTCCGGGCATGCCCGTGCCGCCTCCGGCCCCCGGTATGCAGCCTCCTATGGTGGCTGGCCAGCCCCCGGCTCCGCCCATGGGCGGCAATGTCGTGCCATTTCCGGGCGGTCCGGTGCCTCAAGTACCGCGTCCTCCTATGCCTATGCCAAATATGGCCCCCATGCCCCTACAGGCCCCGCCTGTAGCGCCGGGCTTGCCTATGCCCCCTCCGCCCTCACCGTTGCAAATCGCCACTCAGCAGGCCGTACAACGCATCGATCAGGCCATCAGCTTGCTCCGCAATGAGCGTTTGCGCGGTTTCAGGGTGGACATTGAGGTAGATTCCACGATTTACGGTGATGCGGCCCAAGAAAAAGGTGATCGCACCGAGTTTATCTCGGAAACTACCAAATATTTGCAAACAGCCATGGCTCTTTCGGCGCAAGTTCCCGAAATGACGCCTCTTTTAGGCAAATTGCTCCAATTCGGCGTGCGTGGCTTCCGTGTAGGCCGTGATCTTGAGTCTTCCATTGAGGAATTCTGTGATCAGGCCACTAAAATCGCTAAACAGAAGCAACTCGAAGCGGCTTCCAAGCCAAATCCGGAGCAAATCAAGGCAAATGCACAAGCCCAACAGGCCCAAGCGACGACTCAAGCCGCTACCGTGCGTTCCCAAGCCGATATCGCAAAGGCTCATGCTGATATTCAAGGTGCCCAGATTGAATCTCAAACCAATCAGCAACAGGCACAGGCCGAAGTGGCACGTCAGCAACTTGAGAGCCAGAGCGACCAGCAAAGCACTCAGGC